TCGACCTCTCCTCCCTAATGGGAATCGGAGGATAACTTAGGAGTTACACATGGCTAGACGACACGACTACGTACCACCAGAGTTAGACACTCGCTATGGTAGCTCTGATAATTACGACGAGCAAGCTGGAGACATGGCCGATGACTGGCTAAGTAACAACGACCCTTCCGTTGCAACCGAGAGAGCTATCAATGGTAGCATAGAAGGTGAAGACCTGAATGGTATGTCAGCCTCTGGCATGATGGAACACAGAGTAGGCTCAATGTCACAGGGAGTGCAAGCTGCTACTAAGGCAATCATGGGTGGACAACTCGGTACACTTCAATCTCGCATTGCTGCTGAGAATTACTTGAATGTGACCGGTGAAGACCCTAGTGCCTTTGCTAGACGTATTAAAGCACAGACAGGTGGCAATGTCACGATAACTGATGAGTACGGTAAGACACGCACACAGACTCCCTCAGCTTACTCCAAGTCAGATTTACGCATAGCTCAAGGCATGTTCTCTGAAGAGGGCATCGACAAGTACATGAACCGAGGTGTAGGCTCTGCTCAGGAAGGAAACTTCTATGGGATAGAAAGCCTTGAGAGTGCCTATCGAGATTCTCTTAAGGATGCTTATGCGACTGTACGTGCTATTGCTCCAAGAGTCATTGACCCACTGGTTCCAGCTGGGGCCGGTTACGAGACACGACTGCTCCAGGCCGAAGAAGAACTTATCAAGTTTGGTATGGAATCTGTTGGTGGTATCGGTGGTAATCGTTACAGAATGCCCAACCCTAATGAACTTCATGTCAGAGGACGTAGGAGCACGATAGGACGAGGTACAGGTACACAAGGCACACCGTTCACCCAACTGGAGTACGATGCTGCTATAAGCAAAGGAGGCTCCTTATACGGGCAATCCGAAGATGAGACTTTCCGGTACATTCCAAGTGGCTACAAGTCATATGGTCTGGAGAAGGAGGAGTTCAATGAGATGCAGGGTGAGTACCTTGCTGCAATGAAGACCATTAGACAAAGTACCTTAACAGCTACTGACGAAGCGCATGGTAATCTGGAGAGAAGTTCAGGCTATCAACAGTCTCGTGAGGACTGGGATTCTATCTCTAACATGCAGAATGAAGCATACATACAGGACGTAGACAGAAACCCTAACTTCATTGCCGGTGGTGGTAAAGGCCAAGGTGGTACTGGTGAGGAGCAAATCATACTCGAAAAGGTAAGTGATGAATTTGCTGGATTCAACCAAAACATACTACTTAACCCTGACCTAGCTGCTGCTTATGGACAAGGTGATGTAACTGGTGGCTCTGAGAAGGGTGGCATGTACGGAGTAAGTGAAGCTTCAGACTATACCAAGTTTGCTGAGGACTATAAAGTTGATGACAACATTGACCCATTCTCTGAACGTGGTGAGTACGTAGCTCGTATGCGTGGAGCACCAACACAGGGTTCTGCCCAGTGGTTGGCTCAACGTAAACAAGTAGACTTCACAGCTTCTACTATTGGTATTCTTGGCTCCACTGCTGGCACCGATAAACTCGCTGCTAATATTCGTTTGAAGCAAGCTGGTGTTAAAGAAGGTTATGACTACATGGGCCGGTACACGAAGGACACAACCTTTGTAGGCAACACGTATACCAAAGAAGGAAATGAGTTTGAGAATGATGTACGCAGATTCTTCATGGCCCAGGTCGGTGAACCTGCCGGTCTGCAATACCAAGAAGCTTTCTTTGAACGTGGTAAGAATAACTTAAGTAACTTTGGTGTAACACCAGATGCTCGTCTTTATGATGCAGAAGGTAAGAGTGCTGGCCTGGCTGAGTTCAAACTCAAACGTGGTGATGCATTCAACACTGTTCTTGAAGATTACTATGACCAAGTTCAATTACAGATGGCTGTTACTGGTGAGAGCCAAACACATTTATTTGCACTTAATCAACATACCGATGAAACTAAGCATCACTTAGTAGAGGCTGACCCTGTTCGACAAGAGTTCTTAATAGCTCAGGCTAATGAGGCTAAAGCTCAAGCAGAAGGTTTAACATTAGGAGGCACACAAGCTTTGATGAAAACTATAAAGGGCAGAAAGACTGCCAAAGCAAATGCTGTCCCTACCTCTGCTGGTGAGGAAGCAAGACTTGCTACTCTTGAGTCAACTGAAGAGGAAGTAGTAGTTACTGCATACAAACCTATTGGTGCAGAGAATACCTTATTCGCTGAGAAGATGAAGAAGGATGACCAGTCTGCTAAGATGAAAGAGGCTATGGCAAATGCAAAAGGTGTTGATGATATTGACTTCATTGGACCTACTGAACCTGCTGCTTCTGCCAAGGCTCGTAAAGACCTTGCAACTAAGCGACTGAATGAATCTGCTAAGTTGGAACAGTACAGACACATGACTGGTGACGAAACTCACGCAGAAGGTATCAAGGAAAATATTGAACACGATAAAGCTGATAAGGCTGCAAAAGAATTAGAGAAATTATCGAACTCTGCTGCTGGTACTACTGGCAAGCTATTAATATTTGGTGCTGGTCTTTCTAAGGCTGGTAAGATACTTGGAGCAATGGCTGATAAGTTCTTGGGTGAGTCTGCAATTGATGAAGAAAGATTTGCTGCTGAGACTGGTGCCGATGCAGGTGCTATTCGTGGGCAACGTGTAATGCTTGAACAAGCTAACGTGTCTGAAGGTGCAATTAATCAAGCCTTATCCAGGTCTGGTGAAATGCAAACTGCCTTAAGAAGCGAAGTAGGTGCTGGTAAGTTAATCTCTGACATTAATACTAAGATGTTAATGGCTAAGCGTAACGTACCAGAGCTGAAAGATTGGCAACCTATGAACCCTTCTGATTACATTGGCAAGAGCCAACAAGAAATGATGGGTGTCTTCATGGGTGACATGGCCGGTGCTAGTCCTGCTAGCCAGGCTGTGATTGCTGGTGCTTATGGTATGCCTAAAGAGATGGGTATTGCTGACAGCGTAACAGGTGAGGATATTTCTAAAGCCTTCATGTTCATGGACAGTGCAAATGCTAAAGCACAGAACACTGGTATCATGGAAGGTACAGCTATTCATCGTCAATGGGAAGAAGCTTCCCAGACATTGGGAAGAGGTATGGGTTGGACCGCAATTGGTGCCAAGACACTTGCCGAGCGTATGAGTCCTGAAGGTGTGGCTGCTACAGCTGCTCAGGTTGCTGCAAACGCCACTGGCTTTGTACTTGAAGGCAATGTAGGTATGAATGATATAAGTGAGAACTTAAACCCTCGCATGGGAATGAATCCTCACAAGTCAGCTATTCCTTCTCACACAATGACTGCACCACCTCTGCCACCTATTGGCAAGTCCAAGACAGACCTTACAGTTAACAACTATGTTACTGTAGACAAGGATGGTAACTACGACACTACAACTGAAGTTGATGGTGAGGTTGATAAACAGTTCGGAACAGGAACAGGAGACTAACAATGCCAAGCATAAGTAAATTCGGTCAGTACGTAAGACTGGAAGTGAAAGACCGAAGTAATGCTGTAGTGCTTAAAACAAGAGCTAAGATTGAAATATATAATCTATCTCCCAGTACTATCACAAAGCTTATGGGTGGAGAGAACTACGTAACTATCACCACAGCTCTACATGATGGACCTGAAGTAGTCATAGCTAAGGACTTATATGTTAGCAACTCAATCGACGTATTTGATGTTCCTAATAATGTAACTACTTTGTACTGTTACTCAAAGTTAAAGAAATCTGTTCTGGAAAAGAGAGTGAACAAGCAAGTTGAACGACCATCACTAAATAACCTGATGGATGCAATACTTGATAAAGTTTTCTTTAAAGGTAATGTAAAGTATATAAACTTCCCTGATAACTATGTAGAAGATGTGCCACTTAACCTCGTATCTAAACAGGAAGGTTCTGTGCAGAGTTGTATAGAGGACTTAGGTAAGTACTATCGCTTCCATCATTATATTGACGGTGAAGACATTACTCTTGTATACGCAGTGAGTCCAAAGAACGCAGGGTCAACAGGACTAACAAATGCTGAACCTACTGTAATACTTAACACAGACAACATGAGGTCGAACCCTATTATTGGGCCGGCCACTATCAACATCACCTCTAACCTGGATACCAGAATAAAACCTGGAGCGATACTCAGTGTTAAACAATTGTTGACTGCAAGTACGAGTGCTACACAGGAACAACTTGAACTTACTGAACAGTACCTTAGCATTATCGCTGGGTTTAACAATTATCAAACTTATAGTGTAAATCATATAGGCTCTAACTGGACAGGCAACTGGACAACTAAGGCAACTGGCTTGGCTCCTACTAAAGGATACAATGCACCAGTAGGCAAGAACACATGGTTTAGGTGAGGAACTTATGGCTAAACAAATTAACAAGGCTTACATTAAATTTAAGCTAAACAAAGAAGACGCAGAGTATACTCAGATAAGATTCCACTCAGTAATATTTGAGGACCACGAAGTTAAGAATGACATTACAAAGTTTCCTGTTCAATCAGGTTTCGATGTCAGTAATCATTCTATTAAGCGCAATCGAAAGGTTAGCCTGAATGCAATTATAACTGATACGCAAATGCTATTGTCTAGTCAGTTCTTTGAGTACAGTGCTACCAGTAACAGTAAAGCTGTATACGATGTGCTGAAGCAATTGGTACGTAAAGCTATACCCTGTATTGTTGTAACAAACTTAACTGAGTATGAGCCAGTACTGTTTACTCACTTTAAGACTAAACAAGAATCTGGCATGACTGACGCTATGAACTTTACCTTACAAGGTGAGGAAGTTCAGTTAGCCACTACAACGAATGGTACGACTCCGACTGAGTTAGTATTCACACCAGTACCTGCTGAGGAACGTGCAGCTAAGCTTGAAGAACTGCGACAGGCTGGATATGACGTTGCAGAAGAAGCAGGAATCTCTATTGCCAATGTAGACCTGAAAGATGGTTGGGCAATGAGTACTACAACACCTGCTGGCATACCTTCAAAGATTACATACGAGCCTTCTGCCTTAGATGATGCTACGGGTGAGTTCTCTTATGAATGCAGTATATCACCAGACGGTACAGTATCTGATACTGAGACTGGCGGGATAATTGAAGGTGGTACACTTAGCTCTCAACTACAAAATGGTGCCAATGTGTTTGGTAATTGTTTAGTTGAGCAAGCGGTAGACTTAGGTACTGAAGTTGTTGAGGACACTATCACTACTGCTGTAGGTGACTTGAAGAAATCTGTATACGGTGGCCTTTATGAAATCTTAGGTGTAAATGGTAATAGAAGTTTCGGTCAGAAGTTACTTGCAATGGGACTTGATTGTTTCATTGTTGGAGCTACTGCAACCGGAGTTGATGATACTGGTGCATCTGTCATAACACCAAATCAATTCGATACAGACCTACCAACAGTAGATGATGCTCTAGTCGGTGCTGCAAGGCATGGTGATGGACTCGCTACTGATGGTCTTAGTCAAGCTTCACCAACAACTATAACTAAACTATCTGGAAGCTCAACAGGAAGCACATCATTCTTTGGAGACCTCATATGATGAATTTTTCAAATGAACAGTACTCGATAATCTTACCGGCCAGGATAGTACAATTCTTTCCTGCCAACCAGACTGCGACTGTCTTGATATGTACTGATAGAATTGTACATAACTCTGAAGCCACTGACAATGTAGAAGCAAGGACTCCTATTAAGGGAGTGCCAGTGCATACACCTCAAGGTGGTGGTTGGTCTATGACGTTCCCAATAAAACCTGGGGATACTTGTCTGATGCTATTCAGTCAAACTGGTTACGACCATTGGCTGTACGAAGACAAAGACACAGCTGGGCTACTTGCCAACATGCCGAAGCCACACTTACTTAGAAAGTTCAAGGAAGATGATGGCTTTTGCTTCGTAGGCATAAATACAATGCCCAGAAAAATAACAGACTACCATGAAACCTCTGCACAAATGAGAGGGCCAGTTGCTGCTGACCAAGTTATTTCCTTGAATGAGGATAACTCAATAGACATTGATAGTGCCTCAAGTGTAACTATTAATGCTCCTACGGTAACGGTTAACTGTGATACTGCTGAAGTAAACGCAACAACTAACATGGACATCAACACACCTATCACTGCTATATCTGATGATGTGACTATTGGTGGCACCTTGGAAGTTACCGGTGCAGTTACTAACCTCGATACTATGGATGTTACTGGTGCGGTTACTCATGCACTAACAGTTGCAACTACAGGCATAACTACTACTGGTGGTATTGCTGTTGCTGGTGGAGCTGCTGCTGATATGGGCTCTGGTGATATGACAAGTACAGGTACTATGTCTGTTAATGGTGTTGACTTAGAGGCACATGTACATCCTTATACTTGGACTGACCCAGCTGGTTCTGGCAGTACAAGCCCTCCAGCATAACAGGAGAAATAAATGCAACTTGCTTTAGATGAAGTAAACAATGACCTTATCTTAAAAGCCGGTGGTGGATTGGAGCGAGTTGACAGTGGTAGGTTTACTGTT